ACAGAAGAGAAAATTAAAGAAGAGACTGTTAGTGAGGTAACAAAGTCAAATAGGATGAGTGAGGAAGAAGCTATAAGTGCTTTAAAACAGTATATAGAAGAGACGGGAAAGTCTCAAACTATGATTGCAAGGGAATTGGGATATAATTCAGGAGCTATAATTTCAAGCTTCCTTAGTGGTACTTATAAAGCTGCACATGTGCTGATACCTAAAATTGAGGTACTGATTTCTAACAGGATAGCAAAGACACTTGCTCCAAAGGAACCGGAGTTTGCGAAGACTTCAATGAGCAAGATAATAATGGATAAGATAGAATACTGTAGGCTTATGGGAAAACCTGTAATTATATATGGTGATGCCGGTGTAGGTAAAACAATGGCTATAAAGGAGTATGTTAAAAATAATCCAATGGCGATATTTATAACATGTGCTCCGGCATATAAGAGGATATCAGGTGTCAATTACTTACTGTGTTCAAAGCTTGGAATAAGGGAGAGAAGAACAATGTATGCTTATGATGAGATAGTATATAAGCTTACAAATTCTGATAGAGTAATTATCGTTGATGAGGCACAGTTTTTATCAGATGATTCATTAGAGCATTTACGTTCAATATCAGATGCGGCAGGTATAGGTATATGCTTTGTTGGAAACAGTAGCCTTTTTTCAAATATAACTAAAAATGAAAGTAAGGATTTCGGTCAGATTTTTTCAAGGAAATCAAATGATACAGAACTAAGAGTGGGAGATATTAAAAGAACGGATATTGAGAGTATATTTGCCGGGGCATATCTGGATGATAAGTCAATAGACTTGCTTTATAAGATTGCCAAGACTCCATACGGTATAAGAGGAGCTGTAAATGTGTACATAGCTACAGTATCATTATTTGATGAATTAAATGTTGAAAAACTTGCAAATGTTGCAAGACAAATAAAAATAGGATAGGAGAATAAAACCATGGTAAAGAAGATAGTAATAGAGTTTGAGGCAGGTAATGATAACAGAGTGGCTGACAGGGTTTTTGAGAGTGCAATTAAGTATATAAGAAGAAGTGGCGGCAGGGTAGTAGGAATGAGAACCGGGGACATTGAACCGGAAGAGCAGATTAAGAAAAAGAATGATTTTCGTATTCCGGATTTAAGTAAGGAAAGAGAACAGATGGATTTAAAGCTTGTGATAGGGAATTATAGAAGAGAAAAGGGCATTGGCTGTGATGTCGAGGAATTTAGCAAGAGTATTGCATGTGCTTTTGGAAATCACAAATTATAAAGTGTGTAAGTAGCTTGAAAGGAGAAATTTAAAATGCAAAATAATTATAATGAGATGGCGGTTGCAAATGTCAATCTGAGAACCTTAGACATAGATGAGCTTATTGATTTTGCTATTGCAAAGAAGAAGATAGCAGACCTTGCAGGAGCAGAACTGGATGTAATTAAGAAGGAAATGCAGGAGAGAGCGATAAGCTTTCAAGACGATAGACACATCAAATTCACTGAATGGCATGGATCGGATAAGTCTATTGCAAGTATAACAACTGCAAGTACGATGGAGATTAAAAACTTTACTAAGCTTAAGGGTTTGCTTGGTAAGGAGTTTGTAGGAGAAAAGGTTAAGGAAAAAAGACCGGTTAAATATGTTGTTGAAGATAACTTTAAAAGGGCTTTAATTGCTCTTAAAATGGGTGATTATGAAAGTAAAACAAGTATTGATGATGTTATTGACTCTGCCGGATGGTGTGAAGGGAATGCTGATAAGAGGGCATTACTTAAAAAGAGCTTAAAGGGTGATTATAAGAAGGATAAGAAGTCGGTGCTTGCGTCCCTTAATCTAAGTGATGAAGAGTGTGATATTGATACTGAATTGTTTCTTATCTATCAGATAAAGAACTTTGAGTTAATAAAAGCCTTCTTTGATGTAAGCAAACTTGAGGAGATAAGAGAAAGGCTTGAAGGTGTTGTTGAGGTTTCAGAGTCTATAAGGATTGGACTAAAGGCGGTGTAAGGTGGAAGAGAGAAATGTAACAAGGCTTCAGCTGTCAAAGATTTATGCTTTAGCTAAGAAACATGGAATGGATAATGAACTGCTGCACTCTTATGTAGAGGCACTGATCGGCAAGGACAGCTTAAAAAAACTTAGTTATGAGGAAGCTGAAAGAGTGGCGGATAGCCTTATGGGTAAGGATGTAGTGTCTAGGTTTCCAAGGCAGGAAGTACTTACAGACAGGCAAAAGAGATTGATTATATCTCTGGCCATACAGCTTGGATGGGTGAGGGAAGATAATAAGAACCTGGCGGACTTTGAAAGGCTGAACGGATTTGTAAGAAAACAGTATGACACACTTTATATGAGGGCTTTATCAAGAAGCAATGCTTCAAAGTGTATAGAGGCTTTAAAAGATATGTTGGATAGAAATAAGGAGGATTAAAGAATGGATAACGCTTATAGTGCAGGACAGAGACTTTTGTGTGGATCGTATACACAGTACACTCCGGCAGGGAAAGCAAACTTTACGAGAATGGGATGTTTCGGTAAAGAGCCGAAGCTGGGTGCAATAGTGTACTTTTACGGTAAATCAATGGGTAGAGTAAACCATGTAGGCATCGTAACTGATGTGGATAAGGTAGGGGATACATATGAAATATTCCCTGTAGAGGGAAATACCACTGCCGGGACGGGGTTTAGCAGAAATGGTGGATGTGTAGCGACAAAATCATATAAGTTTACTCTTAATGATGTGGGGGGAGATAACAGGATAAACGGTTTCGGATATCCATTGTTTGATTCAGATACTTGTACACCGGAGGAACTTATCGCTGTTGCAAGGGGAGAACTTGGGTATGTTGAGAAGGAGAGCAGAAAGGACCTTGACAGTAAGACTGCTAATGTAGGAAATAAAAATTTCACAAAGTATGGTGAGTGGTATAAGAATAATGGTGCTTATTGGTGCCAACAGTTTGTTTCCTGGTGTGCATGGCAGGCTTGTAAGACTCATAAAAGCAGTATAGAAACAGGTTGGATTAAGGTTGGTAGTAGGTGGAAGTATGGGTTGCATGGAACTTTGGTTAAGAATCAGTGGCTTGTAATCGGCGGAAGATGGTACGCATTTGATGGTGAGGGATTTATGATAACCGGGTGGTTTTTATCTGAAGGTGGATGGTATTATCTCAATCCTGAAGACGGTGCAATGCTTGCTAATCAATGGATTGAAGTTGATGGAAAAAGCTACTATCTATGTGAAACAGGAGTAATGGCAACAAGCTGTTATATTTTGGGAGATGGTGGTAGAATGTGGTGGGTTGATGCTGACGGTGTTTGTCAGGCAGATAATGAAATAGCTAAGTAGAGAAAAAGATGGGAGGGATTGATATAGAAAAATTTGATATAAGATTGGAAGATTTATCAGAAAACCATAGGGAGTATGCAAGAGTTATAGGTATTGATGCCCTCCTAAATCTTTGCAAGGAGTTTGGAGGTACACAAATCTATATTCCTAAAGTAGAGGAACTTACAAGGCCAAGATTATACAAAACAATAAAGGAAGAATATGATAAGGGGCAAAGCAGTATGAGTGAGCTTGCAAGGAAGTATGGAGTAAGCGAATCCACAGTATACAGACTTGTAAGAGACCAGATCGGAAAGAGAAACATACCGGGACAGATGGATATATTTGACTATTTAAAGTAAACAGAAGGGCATTGTTTAAGTACAATGTCCTTCTGTTTCATTGTCTGCCAAAAAAGTACATAGAACATATAAGATAGTAAAATTTAAGAAAAATAAATTGGAGGTAACAAATGAAGGAAATTGTTTTAAATGTGTTTACAAGTGTAATGATGGTATTTGTGGTGTCGGCTATATGCTCCGGGGTGTCATATCTGAACAAGTATGTCAATGGGGAGCTTGAGAGACTTAAAAATGATGAGAAGTTTAAGGATAATGCTTTTGCACAGAGCTCTTTTTACTTTGTTGAGAATCTTATAGGGGGAATGACAAGAACAGCTGTAGCTGCTATGGAGCAGACAAAGGCGAGGGATTTAAGACAGATGGTGGCGGAGGGGCTGACTTCAAGAGATAAGTTACAGGCACTTGCACTGGAAGTAAGAGAAGGGGTAAAGGCACAGTTATCCCCTGTGATGATTGAAGAAGTTAATAAGTATATCTTAGACCTTGACTCATATATTGATGATAAAATTGAAGCAAGTGTACTTGAGCTTAAAAGAAGCGATACAAAATAAAGCAGGGAGTGCATGATGGACATAACTTTTATCTTAAAGAGTATAACCGATCTGGGGCTTCAGGTAGCTCTCATAGCTGTATTTATCTGGTATTTCTTTAAGAGAGATAAAGACAGAGAAGAGAGTTTAACTCTTGAAAAAGTAAAGCTGCATGAGGATATCAAGGCAAAGCAGGATGAGGTTAGAAAAGAACTTGAGAATGCTAAGATTAATGCAAGTGAAAAAGAAGCTTTACTAATGAGTGAAAATGCTAAAAGAGAGGAACTTATCAGGAAAGAGTCTGAAAAGCGAGAGACAATGATAAGGGCAGAGAGTATGCATCGTGAAGAAGTTCTTATGAGGCAGATGGATAAGATGAACGATTCACTAAGGGAAATAAGTACATCAATGGTGGGAATAAACAATGCCATGGAGAAGCTTGGAAAAAGCGTTGAATCGGTGGATATAAGATTAAAGGAAGTTGAAGGGAAGTTAAATTAAGGTTTTTACACTGTTTAACTTGTCTTTACAGGAAGTGAGGGGGCAGTGAGAAGCCTGGATATTTTAAAGAAAAAGGAGCTTAGAGGAGCTATCATTGAAAGACTTTATGGCTTTTATGGTGAAGATATCTCTATTTCAGTATTAAAGGCATCACTGCCACTGTCAGGGGTGCTTACCGATACGGAACTTAAAAGTGCATTGTATTATCTCGGTGGAGCCGGGAAGGAGTACATTAAGGTAGTTATTAATAAAGCAAGTTACATAGATTCTCTTATATGGCTTACTCCAAGGGGAGTGAATTTGGCTGAGGGAGATATGGAAGATGTGGGAGTAAATAGAAATGAGTAGACTTTTAGATGTTGCCGCTAAGGAAGTGGCAAGGGTGACAGTGCTTGAGGCCTTGGAAGAGGCA